TTGACATTTTGGTCTGTAAAATTGACCTGACCTTTTGTAATGTGATTTTGCTCGATGTATGTGTACAGCAAGGTTTTCAACGCCTGCTGAATCCACATGTACACACCGGGCATAAGGTCAATGGTCCTCGGACCGCCGGAGTCTTTTGGCACGAACTCTAACCTGGCTACCCCATGCTCACGCACAGGGCGGCGCAGAATTCGTTCGTAGCTCTGACAAGCGTCGCGCAACGAAAACATCCACGGTATCGGACGAAAGACCCGCTCGAGAGCGGTATACTTCGTACCGAATTCCCGTTTTGCAATCGGTGACGGCCCTTTATCAGCTACGCTACCCGGACCATGCTTAGGAATCAGATCCTCTATCTTAGGGTCAAAACCTTTGAATAGAGAATCGATAACTCCACGAGCGATGGCAAGGAGCTCATCATCCAAATTTTCATCAGGATGATGCAAGCTGCGATCAACTTCAATAAAATCATCGCACGCTTTGCGTAGAGACTCATCGCTTAATCCCTTCTCAACCTTTTTACACCAAAAACAAACTTGGCGTAAAAGCCTAATTGTTAAGGTGCAAGGATCCTCGCGTAACATCCCTGTGGGGTGAAAGACGCGCCTAAGCAACACCTGCAGAAATGCAGGGTAAGCTGCTCCTTTGGCCTTTTTGAAGGCTTTAGAAGTCAGAGGCACGTTTCCCTGAAGGGCAAGATCGATAACCTTGCCGAGTGCTGGGAGAGTCTTCGTTACAAATGACTCCCCTTCACAGGTAGTTCTTCGATGGACTGTTTTCCAATCCATCTCAAATGCTGAAGGAGGTTCCATCAACATTCGCGGGACGTCTTCCAAAAGGAAAGATCGGAAGACTGGGAGATACCAAGGCTCTACCACTGGGCTTATCATATGATGGGCTCCAGTTCCTAGGCAGAGGCCTCAGCAAACTAACCGACGGATCCGTTGGCCAACGACACCATAAAGGCGTCGGTGATCAGGTTTCTCAGCATCGTGACTTTATCTTCAAAGTCCGCCTGAGTATAAACCGCTGCATCAAGGTCAGCCATTGCACGAATATTCTGTGGTCTGGCCGTACCATCAGCATCCAACGTAACCCAGTCGATTCTCGCAAGATGCCCATTAATGTTTTGAGACACGCCTTTGGTATTGGCGGTTCTCTCATTGTGGGCGAGGGTAAGCGTCTCGGGCTCGTCGACAGGAGCGGACAAATTTTTCCGTATAACCCTGTTGTTCTGAGTCCCCACGTACGAAAATACGTGGTTTTCAGGACTTGCCTTTGAATCTGCGAGTGTAATGTCTGCTAGAGCCATCTAATTCTCCTTCTTGGTTGAAATTTTCGTAGTACTCTCCCTAAAGTAATAGGGAGGCTCCGAGCGATGCCAAGAGTCGGATTTTGTCCGCGGAGAGTTCGGTTTCGAAGTCAGTACTGAACTCCGGTAAACCAACTCCACGTTGGTAATACTCAAGGTCGCAACTTCCTACGGGCGCAACTTGGCCCATGTCAGGTGGATTCCGCATTTCCCCGGTAAGCGATAGCTTGGCTTTGACAGAGTAGCAGGCCTGGTGAAAAGTTATATAAGGCTCTAGCCAGTCTGTGGTACCTTGCATACTATCCAGGGTATCAGAAAGGTTGATAAACCATCCGAGCACGAAGCTCCATGGTACAACGTCCCAAATCTGGGACAATCCAACCTTCCCTCCTACGGAGTCCAGCATTGCACGCCAACGGATCTCGTCGTAAGTGTAACCGGGGGGGAGTTGATAGGAATACTGGAAAGCGGATTTCCGCTCTATAGTACCTTCTATCCTCCACCACAGTGTCCACCAATTTAACCACGGACCGTCATACGTCTCGATAGAAATGAGACTAGGCGTATCCCCTACATGACGTGTAAGATCCAACCCCATGTTCCTTAAATACCTCAGGAGCCGGTCGTTGAACGTCTGTAGAGCCTCAAGAACTCTATAAATGTCCTTGAGGAAAGGTTTCCACCCAAAGTTGAAGCTTAGGTGCTGGTTGTTGGCCCACCGAAGTAGGTCCCTCCAATGCTCGACGGGATTTTTAGTTCCATGCCCGTAGAGCCCCGAAATGCGAAAGTGCTTCGGGGGGAGAATCTCGAACATACGCTTTATCTCGCGCAGTTCATAGAGAAAAACACCCAGTGAGGCTCGCGAAGCCATAGACGGCTTGACCCGCTTCCATCGGTCATAATGACCCAATGCAACAGGTAAACATTGCGCCTTAAGCTTGTTCGCCATGTAAAACCCTAGATCCGGTACCGCGAGGTAGATGTGCGACACCGTGGGACCCGAAACTTGGGCCCACGACACCGACCGATCAATTCTCATCGATACGGGCGTTGCGTCTGCCGTAGCAGACCACTTGTAGTTGGTCACCGGTTTGTAAGCCGGCACTTCCCCGAGCGGGAGTTTGATCGTCCGCCACTCCTTAACATCCACAATACCGGATCGACTCCTGGTACAACACCAGGGGTAGTCACCGATAGGATGATGAGCGCCACCATCATTGGTGTGCCAGTAGTAGTGGTTAACGACTCCCGTATCCGTGGGACCAAACGTAACACGCGACCTCATAGTGGAGTTACCTCCTCTCTCAGCATTGCCTCGCCCACCA